TGGAACGTTGACAATAAGTTAAAATTAAAATATAAAATAGAAATTTAAGGAGTAATAATATGGCACATTTCGCAGAATTAAAAACAAAAGTAGATCCAACAGGACACACTTCAGATACTCATCAAGTTGTTGAAAGAGTTGTAGTTGTAGGAAACGATTGTGTTCCTTCAGACATGCACGCTGATGGTGAAACATGGTGTATTAACTTTTTCAATGGTGGTATTTGGAAACAAACTTCTTACAATAATAATTTTAGAAAACAATATGCAGGAATCGGAATGATTTATGATCCTGTAAAAGATAAATTTTTAAGTCAACAACCTTATGCTTCATGGTCATTAGATTCTAATGACGATTGGCAAGCACCAGTTACATACCCAACAATTACAACTTATGAAACAGATAAAATTTATTCAATAAGTTGGGATGAAGAAAATTTAAGATGGACTGCAAAAGATCAAGAAGGGGTTTATGCAGAAGACGGAACAGAAACAACTCCTCCAAACAATTTCAATTGGGATGCATCAGCACTAGCTTGGGTGTCCGCATAGGAGACTTAAGACATGGCCAGATCAAATGGCGGAATAATCGGTGTAAGTAACAAAACTTCTTTCGGGAAGTGTACGGTTACATCTAAAACATCAAGTACACCCTCAGCAGTTACAACACAATCAGGAACTCGAGTTATAAATACTTTAGTAGTTGCGGGTGGTGGTGGAGCTGCAAATGATAATTCTGGTGGTGGTGGAGCAGGTGGTGTTCTACAAACTAATTGTATATCAGTAACTGGAGGAGCAGCTTTAGGCGCAGTAGTAATTGGTGGTGGTGGAGCCGGTAGACCAGCTGGTCCTGCACAACCAGGTACAGTGGGAGTAAATACAACTTTAGTAGTAAATTGTACAACTTACACTGCTGTAGGTGGAGGTTTTGGTGGTGGTGGTCCAGATTCATCTAACAACGGAGGTCCTGGTGGTTCAGGTGGTGGAGCTAATGCAGGAGGTTCTGGAGGAAGCGCAACTTCTGGTCAAGGAAATGCAGGAGGAAGCACAACTGGTACTTGTGCTGGAGGAGATATAGGAGCAGGCGGAGGTGGAGCCTGTGCAGTCGGACAAAATGCAAGTACTCCCCCAAGAACAGCAGGTGATGGTGGAGCAGGTTTAGATATTTCAAGTTTATACCCAGGAATTCCAATTACAGCTGTAGGTGGTGGTGGAGGTGGAACAGCGGGGTCTGGTGCTAAACCAGCAGGAGCAGGTGGAGCAGGTGGTGGTGGAGCAGGATCAACTTGTTCTGGAAATGCCGGAACAACAAATACTGGTGGTGGAGGAGGATCAGGAGGAAGTCCAGGTTCATCTAAAGCAGGTGGTGCCGGTGGATCAGGTTTAGTTGTTGTAAAAGAATTAAACAAAGCAAGTGGTGTATGGTCAATGCAAAGTCAATTTAGTGCACAGAGTCAAGGAACATGGCCTAAGATAGGTTTTGATTTAGATTATTTAGTTGTAGCCGGAGGTGCAGGTGGTGGTGCAGCTAATGGTGGAGGTGGTGGTGGTGGTGCTGGAGGATATAGAGCTTCTGGTTATGGTCCAAGTCCTTTACAGGGAAGCGCATTATTTACAAGTCCAGGTCCGTATACTATTACAGTTGGTGGTGGGGGAACCACAGATGGCACTGGAAATCCAGGTCCTGCTACTCCTCGATCAGGTACAAATTCAATATTTTCAAGTATAACATCAGCAGGTGGTGGTGGAGGGGCTAGTGGTAATACATCCCCTAATTTCGGAGCAGATGGAGGATCAGGTGGTGGTGGATCAAAAACCGATCAAAGTTCTCCGGGTGCAGGTGGAGCAGGTAATACTCCTACTACAGATCCAGTTCAAGGTTTTAATGGTGGAACTGGTGCTGCCAATTCAGGAGGTGGTGGAGGAGGAGCAACTGCGGTTGGAGCAAATGCAACAGCGCCTCAAGGTGGTGCTGGTGGTGCTGGAGCACCAAATACAATTTTAGGACCAGCTACAACATACGCTGGAGGTGGTGGAGGAAACGCTGAAAGTGGATCCGGTGGCGGTGGTGGAGCTGGCGGTGGTGGAGCTGGTGGATCAGGTGGTGGATCTAGTGGAACTGCAGGTAGCACCAATACTGGAGGTGGTGGTGGTGGAGCAGACGTTCCTGGTGGAACTAGTGGAGCCGGAGGACCAGGTATAGTTATAGTTAGAGGACCTAGTGCAGTTACATTTTCAGTTGCACCAGGAACAAACTCAACAGCAACACACCCTGGTGGAGATAAATTAGCTACCTTTACAGTTTCAGGAACATTGACAGTTTCATAATAAATGTTATATTAAGTTCATAAAGACATATGAACCTAACAAATTATTATTGGTATTTTCAATCAGCAATTCCAGAACGTATATGTGATGACATTGTTAAATACGGAAAACAACTTCAAGAACAAATGGCAGTCACTGGTGGTTATGGTAATAAAAAATTAAATCAAAAACAAATTAAAGATTTAAAAACAAAAAGAGATTCTAATATTGTTTGGATGAATGATAGATGGGTATATAAAGAAATACAACCTTATGTGCATGAAGCAAACGCATTAGCCGGTTGGAATTTTAATTGGGATTTTTCTGAGTCTTGTCAATTTACAAAATATAAAAAAGGCCAGTATTATGATTGGCATTGTGACAGCTGGGATCAACCTTATCAACGACAACAAGGTGATCCGTCACATGGTAAAATTAGAAAGTTATCTGTAACAGTAACATTATCAGATCCAAAAAATTATAAAGGTGGTGAACTAGAGTTTGATTTTAGAAATAAAGATCCTGATAAAAAACCTAATATTTTAAAATGTAAAGAAATACTACCTAAAGGATCTTTAGTTGTATTTCCTAGTTTTGTATGGCATAGAGTATGTCCAGTTAAAAGTGGAGAAAGAAACAGTTTAGTAATATGGAATTTAGGATATCCATTTCAATAAAAGAGAAATATGAAAAAGAAAAAAGCTAGAAAACAAAAAGTAAAAAAAGAAGTTATAGGTTATCCTCAGCAATTACGATTAGAAGAATTTTTTAAATGTCCTATATGGTTTGCAGATGAACCAAAATTTGTAAATAGTTTAAACAAAGCGTCGGATAAATATATTGAAGAATCAAAAAAAACATTAAAACCATCTATTGATAAACGTAATAAAAAGTTTGGTGACAAAGGTGATATGGGTCATGTATTTCATTCAACAACATTAATTGGTGATCCTAACTTTAAACAGTTACAAGATTATATAGGTGCAACAGCACATAATTTATTAGGTGAAATGGGTTTTGATATGTCAGGTTATCAATTGTTTACTACAGAAATGTGGGTACAAGAATTTGCTAAAAAAGGTGGTGGACACCATACTTTACATACACATTGGAATGGTCACATATCGGGTTTTTATTTTTTAAAAGCTAGTGAAAAAACTTCACTTCCATTATTTGAAGATCCAAGACCAGGTAATGTTATGAATCTTTTACCAGAAAAAGATAAATCAAAAGTAACTTACGCATCATCCGCAGTAAATTATCAAGTTAAACCAGGTAGAATAATATTTTTTCCATCATACATGCCTCATCAATACATTGTTGATATGGGTTATGATCCGTTTAGATTTATACATTGGAACTGCCAAGCAATACCGAAAGGAGTATTAAATGTCGTTCAAAAAAAATAAATATACAGTATTAAAAAATGCTATTTCACCTGAAATTGCAAACTTTGTTTATAAGTATTTTTTAAATAAAAGAAATGTTGCAAGATTTTTATTTGATCAAAAATACATTTCACCGTTTACAGAATATTTTGGTATATGGAATGATGACCAAGTACCAAATACTTATTCACATTACTCAGACATTGCGATGGAGACTTTATTGCAAGAAGTAAAACCAGTTATGGAAAAGCACACCGGTATTAAGTTAAGTCCTACATATTCCTATGCAAGAATATACAAAGAAGGTGATATATTAGCTAGACATAAAGATAGATACTCATGCGAAATATCTACTACATTAAACTTAGGTGGTGAGCCATGGCCAATATATTTAGATCCAACAGGTAGAAAAGGTCAAGCAGGTATTAAAGTTGATCTTAAACCAGGTGACATGTTAATTTATTCTGGTTGTGATCTTGAACATTGGAGAGAAGAATTTAAAGGTAAAGATTGTGGTCAAGTATTTTTGCATTATAATAAAGCTAGTTCTAAAACAGCTAAAGAAAATTATTTAGATAAAAGACCTTTACTAGGTGTGCCTTCTTGGTTTAAAGGCACAGCATTGACAAAATTAAAAAAATAGTCTATACATTAGGCTTGCAGGGGGATGATCCACCACTGATTCCCTCTGCTTTAAACATATTGAAATCACCTACAATCTGCTATAATACCTAATAAACAGGATTTTTATATGCTACAAAAACTAGGTTTTTTACCAGGATTCAATAAACAAGTTACATCTACAGGTGCAGAGTCTCAATGGATAGACGGAGAAAATGTACGTTTTAGATATGGTACACCTGAAAAAATAGGTGGTTGGAATCAATTAGGTGCATCTAAATTAACGGGTGTAGCTAGAGGTTTGCATCATTTTGTAAACAAAGCGTCAACAAAATTTGCAGCTATAGGAACTAATAGAATTTTATATGTGTATTCTGGAGGTGTATTTTATGATATACACCCTTTAACTAATCCATCAGGAACAGCTATTACAAGTGCGTTTAGCACGACTAACGGATCTCCTACAGTAACACTTACTTTTAGCGGTTCACATAATTTTCAAGCAGGAGATATAATTTTATTTGGGGATACATCTACATTTAGCGCTATTACAGGTTCTAATTTTGGTGCTGCAGATTTTTGTGACAAAAAATTTATGGTAACAAGTGTACCAACAACAGATACTATAACAATTACAATGCCTAGTAATGAAACTGGTAGTGGAGCTACTACTTCTGGTGGTATAACTTATTTTCAATATTATCATGTTGGACCAGCAGAACAAATAGGAGCGTTTGGTTGGGGTATTGCACTATGGGGTGGTAATATATTAGGTGCAATTACAACTACTTTAAATGGAGCTTTAGCAGATGATACAAACGGTAATAATGGATCTGCTACAGAAATTACATTAACCAACTCAACAGGTTTTCCATCTACAGGTACAAACCACGTCACTATAGGAGCAGAAGAAATATCTTACACAGGAGTTTCTGGAAATAAATTAACAGGAATTACAAGAGCTGCACGAGGTTCTACTAGATCATCACATTTAAATGGCGCAACAGTAACTAACTCATCTAGTTTTACAGGATGGGGCTCACCAGCAGCCAACACTGATAAAGTAACAGATCCAGGACTATGGTCATTAGACAATTTAGGATCAACTCTTATAGCATTAATACATAACGGAGAATGCTTTCAGTGGGACGGTGATGCAGCGGATGCTACAGCAACAAGAGCTACAATTATTACAGGTGCACCAACAGCGTCACGTGATATGTTAGTATCTACTCCTGATCGTCACTTAGTATTCTTTGGAACAGAAACAACTATTGGTGATAAAACTACACAAGATGATATGTTTTTAAGATTTTCATCTCAAGAAAATATAAATGATTACACACCTACAGCTGAAAACAGTGCT